AACGATTATATTAGATAAGTAAGGAGATAAATGGCTACATCTGGAACTACAGCGTTCGATCTTCCGATCGACGAAATTATCGAAGAAGCATTTGAAAGAACAGGAATGCGTGGTAATCGTACTGGCTATGAATTAAAAAGTGCCAGACGTTCTTTAAATATTATGTTTTCAGAATGGGGAAACAGAGGTGTACACCTTTGGAAAGTAAAAGAAGCTACAATTCCATTAGTAGAAGGTCAAGCACAATATAATTTTGCAAAAGATAACACTAATTTTCCAACAGATATAAGTGATGTATTAGAAGCTTTTGTAAGAAATAATACTACAGCTACAGCACCAGTTGATACTACATTAAGTAAAATAGATAGGTCTGCCTATGCTGCATTAGCTAATAAATTATCAAAAGGCACACCATCACAATACTATGTACAAAGAACTGTAGCACCTAGTATATTTTTATTTCAAACACCAAGCTCTTCTTTTTCAGGAGCTAATTTTCAGTTAAAGTTTTTTTATGTAGCTAGAATAGAAGATTCAGGCGCATATACAAATGAAGCTGATGTAGTTTATAGATTTATACCTTGCATGACTGCAGGTTTATCATATTATTTAAGTTTAAAATATTCACCAGAAACTGTTCAAGCAAATAAATTAATTTATGAAGATGAGTTTAAAAGAGCACTTGATGAAGATGGTCAAAGAACTTCTACATTTATAACACCACAAACATTTTATGGAGACGGAGTATAATGGCATTTGCTAGAGGTAAACATTCAAAAGCAATATCAGATAGATCTGGTTTAGAATTTCCATATACAGAAATGGTAAAAGAATGGAACGGCATGTTTGTTCACACATCAGAGTATGAACCAAAACAACCACAATTAGATCCAAAACCAAAAGGATCTGACCCACAAGGTTTATTAAATGCAAGACCTGCTAGAGCAGAAACAGCTGTACCAAGATTATTACCTTTAAATCCTTTTACACTAACAAGCGGATCTCAAGTAATTAAAGTAAACGAACCAAATCACGGTAGATCTACAAGTGATAGAGTTAGATTTAGAGATGCACAAAATATTGCAAATATAACACCAGCTATTATAAATTTAGCTATTGGTTATGTAATTACAAAAACTGATGATAATAATTACACATTTGATTCAAGTAATTCTGCAAGTAAAACAATTTCAGGAGGCGGTGGTTCTGCATTTGCAGGTCCAGTAACAGTAGTTAAATAATGGCATACACACTTACAAACTTACAAGACGATATTAGAAACTATACAGAAGTAGATACTTCTGTATTGTCAACTTCTGTAATAAATACAATTATTAAAAATGCAGAAAACAAAATATACAGAGCTGTAGATTCTGATGCTGATAGATTTTATGCAACATCAACTACAACAAGTGGAAATAGATTTGTAACTATACCATCAGACCTTAGAATAATTAGATATGTACAAATCAAAGATTCTACGGATAGTAATAAACAAAAATTTTTAGATCAAAGAGATACTAGTTTTATGGCAGAATACTATAATACACCAGGCACAGCTTCAGGTGTTCCAAAGTATTATGCTAACTGGGATGCTAATTTTTGGGTAATAGCACCTACTCCAAATGCATCTTTTGAAATAACATTGGCTTATATCAAGTCACCAACTAGCCTTACAGATGCCTCTGTCAGCGGTAGTGGGACTTATTTATCAAACAAATATCAAGATTTACTTTTATACGGTTCTCTTGTAGAAGCGTATGGATACTTGAAAGGTCCTGCAGATATGATACAATATTATACGCAGGCTTATCAAAGAGCTATTGAAACGTATGCGATCGAACAACAAGGTCGTAGACGCAGAGGCGAATATGAAGATGGTGTTATTCGTACTCCACTTAAATCAGTTAACCCATCACAATAGGAGATAAAATATGGCAAATATAGTACCTGACTCGTTTAAAACTGGATTGTTCAAAGGAACGTTTAATTTCGATACCTCTGGTAATTCAGGAAACGCTTTTAAACTTGCTTTGTATACTAGTATCTCTTCATACAGTACGTCATCAACAGTTTATCTTGCTGGAACTTCTAATGGTGAAGTTAGTTCATCAGGAACAGCATACACAGCTGGTGGTAACGCTTTAACTAACAGTGGAGTGTCAGTTTCATCAAACATCGCTTTTATAGATTTTGCTGATCTTACATTTTCATCTGTTACATTGACTGCTGCTGGAGCTGCTATTTACAAAACAACTGGCGGAGGAAACGAGCTAGTAATGGTGTTAGATTTTGGAGGAAATAAAACTGCAACTAACGGAGACTTCGTTGTTCAATTCCCTACAAATGATTCATCAAACGCGATATTAAGAATCGGTAACGCGTAATAGTAAAGGATTAAAGAATGGCTTTTGTACTTAACGATAGAGTTAAACAGACTAGTACTACGACTGGTACAGGTGCATTTAGTTTGACAGGAACTGAAACAGGTTTCGAAACTTTTGTAACTGGAATCGGAGATACTAATAGTACGTTCTATGCTATAGCTAACGACGGAACTTCTGAATTTGAAGTCGGTATCGGAACAGTAACTGATGCAGGTACTGATACACTTTCCAGAGATACCATTATCTCCTCTTCAAACTCAGATAACGCTGTTAACTTTTCAGCAGGAACTAAAACTGTTTTCTGTACATACCCTGCAAAAAGAGCACCATCTGCAGCGATGACAGCAACAACTTATGTAACAACACATTCAGCAACAATATCTGATACACAAACAATGGACTCTGGAGTTTTAGCAGGGCCAGTAACAGTATCAGGTAATGTTACAGTAACAGGGACGTTGGTAATTATATAATGAGTCAAATAGAAGTAGATAAAATAATACCTCAATCTGGAACAGCATTACAAGCTGGTGAGAATGGTGATACGATTACAGTACCAGCAGGTGCTACTTTAAATTTAACAAACGCTACAGTTACATATCCAGATGGTTCTGTACAAAACGTAGACCTTGCAAACTCTTCTATTACAATAAACGGATCAGCTGTATCTTTAGGTGGGTCTGTTACAGTTGGTGAAACTAAACCAACTATAGGAAGTATTAACCCAAGTGTAATTGAAAACACACAAACAGCTGTAACTATAACAGGAACAAATTTTATATCTGTTCCAACAGTCGAAGCAATAAATACATCAGGTGCAATTACAAGAGCAGACACAGTTTCTTTTACAAGTTCAACAACAATTGTTGCTAACTTTACTTTACCAGTTGATGGTACTTACTTTATCAGAGTTGAGAATAATGATGGTAATGCTGTAAGATCATCTTCTGCATTATTAACAGTTTCAGATGCTCCAGCTTGGACAACTTCTGCTGGATCTTTAGGAACGAATGCTGCAGGATCGTCAATTTCATATACAGTAGCGGCAACAAACGCTACAACTTTTGCAGTACAATCAGGATCATTACCTGGAGGAACATCTTTAAATACTTCATCAGGTGTGATATCAGGTACAGAGAGTGGTGCAACTTCAGAGACTACATATAGTTTCACTATTCGAGCTACTGATGCTCAAGGTCAAACGGCAGACAGAGCTTTCAGTATAACAATAACAGTTGGTATAAACAACTCAGGACAATTTAATTAGATAATATTATGGCATCAACACAACTAACAAGGACAGCAACTTCAGGAACAAATACAAAAGCAACATTTTCAGCTTGGGTTAAAAAAGCTGATGCTAATGAACAGTTTCTTTTTTATCACTTCGGAAGTTCTGCTAATAATTTTAGAATAAGATTTGACCCTGATACAATAGGAGTGCAAACTTTATCAAGCAGTTCTTCAGTTATGCACTTAAATACTTCAGCAAAATTTAGAGACCCATCAGCTTGGTATCATATTGTAGTTGCAATAGATTCAACACAAGCAACTGATACAAATAGAGCAAAAATTTATGTTAATGGTGTTCAACAAACAAGTTTGAGTGCAACTACTTATCCACCTCAAAATCAAAATATGCACTTTAATGAATCAGCTACTGTTTACATAGGTGGTCAAGCAGGTAGTAATTATTTTAATGGTTCTATGACACACTTACATTGGATTGATGGAACAGCTTATGACGCATCAACATTTGGCGAAACAGATTCTACTTCAGGAATTTGGAAACCAAAAACTTTTCCATCAGTAACTTACGGAACTAATGGTTTCTTTTTAAAATTTGAAAACTCAGGAAATATGGATTTAGATAGTAGTGGTAATAACTTAACATTTGCTACATCAGGAAATTTAACTCAAAATGTAGATACACCTAGTAATAACTTTTGTACATGGAATCCTTTAACTCAAAATGGTGGTACTTATTTAAATGGTAATACTACAAGAACTGGTGGAGATGACACAGGAGCAAGTATGGGAGTTACTAATGGTAAATGGTATTGGGAAATGAAAAAAGCCAATACAACTGCTGGAAATCATTTTGGAATTTGTTCTACAAGTTCAGGTTTTAATAATTCAAGTTTACAAATGTTAAATGGCGAAAGTGGTTCTGTTGGAGCTTCTATTTGGTTATCGCTTACTGGAACTGCTGCTACTGGTTATGGAAATGCTGCTGGTTTTTCAAATGTTAATTATAGTGGTATTTCTTCTGTTTCAATAGCTAATGGAGATATAGTTGGTTGTGCTTTAGATATTTCAACTTCTTCAGGAACATTAACTTTTTATAAAAATGGAAGTTCACTTGGTGCAGCTACTTTTACTTATGACCAAAAAACACCAGTATTTCCTTTTATTAGAAATAATAGTGGAGCAACTACCGACACTAACTTCGGTTCAGGATTTTTTGGCACAACTGCTGTGGCTTCAGCTAATGCAGATGGTAATGGACATGGTGCTATGGAATATGCAGTACCATCAGGATATTACACACTTAACACTAAAAACTTAAAGGAGTTCGGATAATGGCTTTCATCAATTTTCAACCTAAAGATTATTTTAATACTAAACTTTATACAGGTGATGGTGAACCAGCAGGTAATGCAATAACAGGAGTTGGTTTTCAACCTGATTGGGTCTGGATAAAAGAAAGATCAAGTTCTAACTCTCATCTTTTATTTGATGCTGTTAGAGGTGTTACCAAATCAATAAGTTCTAATTCAACTGCAGCTGAAGCTACAAACTCAGAATATTTAACTACTTTTGGAACAGATGGATTTACTGTTGGACCAAGTAATGATATTAATGAACCATCATCAACTTACGCATCATGGAACTGGAAAGCTGGTGGTGCTGGTTCATCTAACACAGAAGGAAATATAACAGCAACAGTATCAGCTAACACTACATCAGGTTTTTCAATTATAAAATTTACATCAGCTGGTTCTGTTTCTCAAACTTATGGTCATGGTTTAAATGGAACTCCAAAATTATGGATAATAAAAGATACTTCACAAAGTTCAAATAACTGGCAAGTATA